TCCGTTGGCGTTCCGCCCGTTGGACCTGGTGGAAGAACCACCACCGCCGTTCGTGGCCCTGCCGCGGAGCTTCGTCACCTTCGACGGGAACATCCTCGATCCGTTGGCGTTCCGCCCGTTGGACCTGATCGAAGAGCCTCCGCCTCCGTTCGTGGCCCTGCCCTCGACGTTCAGCGTCGGCGGTTTCCTGTTTGACGAGCTGCACCTGGTCATCGCCCCGATCCCGGATGAGCCGGAAGCGGGAAGCAAGGCCCCCGCGGCCGCGGTCCCCGCGGTGCAGGAGTCGCCGCTGCTCGACGCGGAGCTGGGGTTCGTTTACCCGCAGATGGACGAGGAGCTTCCGGGGATCGCCGCGGTGCCCCCGCCGTCGCTCCCAGCCTGCGAGTATTTTGACGACGTTCTGGGTTACGTCGCGCCCTGGATCGCCGACGAATTGCCCTGGGACTGCGTTCGCAGCCCGATTGGGACATGGACGTCCTATGGGCGGCCGTTCCTGTACACGGCGGACAACTGGTTCGGAAACTTCTTTGTATTCGAGACTTACATGCGGGCGTCGCCGGGGACGGTTTATGCCAGGGTGTACAACGAGACCGACGCCGAGCCGGTGGTGGGATCGCAGTTGTCCACGATAGAAACGGCCCACGTGCGGCAGAGGACGCCGGGGATTTTCCTGTTGGACGGCAAGGAATATCGCTCCCAGTTCGCGGAGTCGGAACCCGTCGGCACCGGCAAACGCATGGCGGCCCACCTGATAGCGATTCGCGGGGTTGCGGTCCCAATCCCCAACACCCTCATCTTAGGGGCGACGAAAGACACTCAAATCGTCGGCAACGGATTTCTAGAGCCGGATACAAACTACGGCGGTGCCGGTTCCTGGGACGTTGGCAACGACGCGGGAAGCCTACACCGCGTGCGGACCCTATTGCACTACAATTTAGGTGATGTCCCGGACGGAGCGACCATCGTTGAATGTCATCTGGTGTTGCACGAGTTCTCCCTGGTAAACTCCGTTCCCGCAAAGGTACATCGTCTCACGCAGCCCAACTGGGTAGAGCTGCTATGCACCTGGAACATCTACGACTCCGGATTACCTTGGACAACGCCGGGCGGGGACTTCACGGACACGGACCCGGTCAACGTTGATTGGGAACTTGGGCCGGAGGGTTTTACGAGCCTCCCGGGCTTGGCCGGACTGGCACAAGATGCCATGAACAACAGGGGCAAGCAGCTTCACATGCTGTTGAAGATTGTGACGGAGAGTGCGGGCGTTAAGCTCGTGAGTGCCCATTCAAAGGACTTTATCAGCGTACCGGCGGATCAGCCGAAGTTGCACGTTTCATGGATTTAGAAAAGGAACCCCATGCGAATCACAATCGAACCGGATTTACCAAGTGAGCCGTCCCTGAAGAGGGAGGTCGTCGAACACGTGTCGGCGTACGTCCTTGGCTACAAGGTGGGGAACATCGTCATGCCCGGCGAGCATCAGCCGGTGTTCGCGAAGTTTAAAGGATTCGGTGTGCCCCTCGAAAGCGTCCGCACGGGCCTGGGGGAGATGGCGGACATGGTCTTGCTGCAACTCATCCGAAAATCCGCCCCAGCCCCTTGACAGCCGTTCGATAGGACGTATAACGCCGGCTATGAAGGCCAAAGAGAAGGACAAAGGCAAAACGCTCTACAAGCGGCGCGGCCCGAATAGTTCCATCATCCTGCTCACCGGCTGTCGCCACGGCGAATATGACGAGGTGATCGCCGCGGCGTTCGCGGGCGCCGGGCGCTTCGGGTCCGCGGCCAACGCCCTGGCGACCTTCGCCCGGGAGTCGCCGACCTTCCGGCAGATCCTCGGCGAGCTGCAACAGAGTTCCTTGAACGGCAAGAAAGGCAAGCGAAGCAAATGAAAAAGAAACTGGACTCCATCGCCGCGGGACTGCCCGGGGCCTTGGTGGTCTGCGGCAAAACCTAATCTTCACGACCAGGGGCGTTCACCACCGCTCTTGGATGCGCCGAGCCGTTCGGGATGTCCCCCCGAACGGCTTTTTTGTTGCACTGGGTGGGCAAAATGTTGATACATTGAATTAGCGACCGCCTTTAGCTAATCATAAGTACTGATCTGACAACGACTACTGCTCTTTGTTGCACTCGTCAAAAGCGGTCGGACGAGAATTAGCGACCGCCTCACGAATGTTGAGAAATGTTGAATTGTTCTGATTTTGTTAGGGATCGGCATTGTATATTGCGTCGATATATGGTATACTTATGCCGTGGGGCGTGCGCCTCACCCCGCCGGCGGGGGTCGCCGGGCGACGAAAGTGAGGACCAAATGAGTGAAGTTCAAGCCCAGTATTTTGAGTGTTCGGAGTACACCGTGAGGTTCCCGCAGATGGGCGGCTGCGGTCACGTCCTGCGGGTCGGTGACAAGATCGGGCGGAGCAAGTCCCCGCGGTACACCTGCTGCACGCGATGTTGGCGGGAGTGGAACGAGCTGCAAAAGGCGTTCAAAGACGGCCCGGAACTTGTGTTGGTTCAGGATGAAGATTGTGGATCCGGCAGCCCCAAGACCCTTGAGTCTTGGGGCGGATGATTGAGTGAGTATCCTCACGCGGGAGCGGGGACGTAGATGGCGTGCCTGCACACGTCGCCCCGCCCCGCGTCGCGGATAGGAGATAACGATGGACATGCAACAACTACGGAGGGTGAAGCCCCTGGGGTTCGCCTCGACGGAGAGCAATATCCTATTGGTGCTGGACCCCTTCATTCTGGAACCCTACATGCGCCCGGGGGCGATGGATCAACTGTGGTCGGCGGTGCTCGAAACGCTGGCGACCAACGACGTTGAGGCCCCGATAGGGGACCAGGGGCAGGTCGCGGTGGTGGTGGTGGTGCCGCAACGTGCGGTGCTGGTTAAACAGGAACTAGGCGTCGATGCCGGGCTGGTGCTCGACGCGAACATACCGAGGGATGCACGATGAAACACGAGAGTGAAGAAACCGAAGAAACCATGCGCGAAGCGGTGTTGGTTCGCTCTGTCTTGTTCGGCCCCTCGCCGGTCCGCCCGCTGAGATCGTGGGCCGACCACCGCAAACCCCAAACGAGAAACGGCGTGGCGATTCGGACCCGGCGCGGGGAGGCGGACATGAGACACGACGCCCATGCGGTGATCGTCGGCTTGTGCCTGGTGGTCGCGTTGGTTGTTGTCTTGACCGAGTTGTTGTTCTAGAGGTCGGTGCGTTTGGCTTTCTTGCCTCCGGCGGTCGATGGATCGCCGGAGGCCATCTTTTCGAGTTCGTCGCGTACCGTCTTGGCGACGAGGGCGGGGTCGGTGTGCGGTATCAAATCCACGAGGCGCTTCAACAGACGGTCTTCGAGCATGACTATGTCGTTGCGGAACAAGACAGCCATCAAACTGTTCTCGGCCATGTCCAAGGCGGCTTTGAGGCGGTTGGATACGTCGCGGGCCGGACCCGCAACGAAAAATTGATCGGGGACCGATCCGCGGGCAATGCGTATGCCTACGCCGTTAGGGGTCGAGGAGAATCCAGTCACACAGAGCGGGCAGACGCCGGTGAGGTAGCCGGCGGGGTCCAGGAACTCGGTTAGGAAGGGGTGAGGGGTCGGGTCGATGATGTCAGGCTGTCTTTGTACGGGCATGTTCGGAATCCTTTCCGGGCGCCGTGGCGCCCTCGATAATCTCCACGTTCCAGCGTCCGTTGCCGGAAGGGGTGAGTATCCAAAGCGGCATAGGCCCGTAGGCCTTCCAGAGCCGCACGTTCTTGTTGAAAGCCGCCGTGCGAAAGCCCTTGACGTCTTCGGCATGGACCGAGCCGTCGGCCTCGTGGACAAGGAAATCGGCGACGTAGACGTTGAGGGGCGTCCCCAGTTGAAATCGCGGCTGGCGTTCCCAGCGTTCGACTGCCCCGGGACCGATGGCTCGCAAAAGGCGATCGAGAATGAAGGCCCGGTTGGCCTCCGCCTTGGAGGCGTAGACCTGGCGGTTATACGTGCGAAGCTCTTTTGGGGCGACGCCGTACTTGTTGCGGGGGAGGAGTTGCCCCCGCGCCATGTTGAGCATATAACGGCTCATATTGACAACCATAGGGGTCGATAGAAGAATGTCAAGTGTGACCTCCCAGGACGATCGGCCCCTTTTGGGGTGGCCCTGGGGGTGGGGGTAGGGGGTGGGGGTATGCGCGATGCCTGATGCCGTTGGAATAAATGTCGACCCGTTGCTGGGAGAAGTGTGGCGTACCGTTGTTCACGGGCTTTTAATCACGACCAGGCACATAGGGCGTGGGCGGTATTCGTGTATCCTGGGGCTGGATACGGTGTTTGGGATCACAAAGAACCGCCCGGCCGCCGCGCGCCTTCATTGGCGAGCGATTCGTCATTTACTGGCAAAGCAGCGCCGGGAGACGTGCTGGGGGGCAGCCGGGTTGCCGAAGTGGCCTTTCGCCTGTGTGCCCGTTGGTCAATTTGGCCTCTTGGAAAAGGAAGCGCTCGAGCGGCTGAATCAAACAGAGGAGCAATGGCTCGCGTGGTTGGAAGAAGAATGAGATTTAACGATGAAAAAACAATTTAAGCAGGCGACGTTGGTGCCTCTGCGAGATGCGACCACTGGCGAACTGGTTCACATGATCGGCTGCACGCTGTGTATGACGGCCTTTCCCGGTGAAGTGTGGCGGGAACTGGTTCGGGGCCCGGACGGCGTGTGTCCGGTGTGTAAAAGACCGCAGACGGTGATCCAGGAATACGAGGTCATCGAAGCGAAAAGCCCATCCACGCCATGATGACTGAGCAAACGACGCGAGGAACAGACACCCCCATTGACCTGTCCGGTCTGCCTAAATGTTATGAGATTCAGGATGTCGGCACTTGGGCGGGCCGAGTGGAACCGACGAGGTTTCCTCGATATTGGATCAAGGGTGGCGACTGGATCGTGCCAGCCGGGCGGTTCGAGATCGTAATTCTGAATGGACGGAGATTGCCATGAGAGGAAAACCGAAAGCCCGAAAACACAGGCCGGCGGCGGTGCGACCGCAAAGAACCGAGCAGATTGAAAAGAACGTCCGCACCCTGATTGAGTTTCCGGGTATGGACCTGGCCAAACTGTACCGCGGGGTGGTGCAGGAATCGCGGAGCCTGGGGGACCCCGTCGCAAGCCCGGCCTACCCCTTAAGCGCCGAAATGCTCGACCGGGCGACGGCGATGCTGTTGCAGGAGCAGATCGACAGCGGCAAGCCGGATTCCAAGATGATCGCGCGGCTACAGAGGGGAGTTCATGGGGCGGAGAGCTACCGCGTGGCCCGCTACGTGGCGGAGAGCACGTTGGGGGCCTCGGCTATGGCCGTGGATGGCGTCAACCGGCTCCTGCGCCTTCGCGGGGAACTGAAAGCCGAAAAGACCAGCGGGCGAACCATCGACAACATGCCGGAGGAGCCTCAATGACAGGACTGACCGTGTGGGTTTTGATTTACCGACGGGACACAGAGGAAGGTTTACATGAAGTTCCGCTTAGGCGCGACGAGAGAGTACAGGCGTTCGATCGGGAAGAGCGCGCCAAAGAAGAATTGGACTATTGTCCGGCCCCCCGGGAAGGTACGAACGACGCAACCTATTACGTGAAGATGATGAAGTTGGTCCCCATTTGAGCAACTGGATCATGTACGCCCTGCTCGTCTTCTACGTGGTGATCGCCGTCGCCGCGGCCTGGGAGCGAAACTGGTGGCGGGTGTTGTACTTCACCGGGGCGATCTTCATTTCCATTGCCGTTTTGGGCATGACCTTTCGGACAGGAAAAGGCTGATGCGGGCGGGGTCGCTGACCAAGTGGCGTCGCCGCTTCTTGCGGTCCCGGGTGGAAAGGTTTCTTTGGAACCTGTTCTACCCGAGCCTATCAACCGCGCATCGCCGCAGGTCGGACAAGAACTTCCCGCGGCTTCTCCGCAAAGCATACATACCTCTGATGCTGCGGCAGTTTTCGCAACAATCCATTTTGTTGGATGCTCTGGAGCGGGAGGAACGTGCCGCCCCTCAACCAGACGCTTAATCAAGTGCGGACGATGGTCGGCTCCACGGCCGAAATCCTGCTCGGGCAGGTGCGGGCGCACGAAAAGCGCCTGCTCACCGACGAAACCGCGGCCCAATACTGGGCCTGTCACCCGCGGAGGGGAGCCGCCGGCTTCGAGCGATTCTGTGACCTGTGGGTGGTCATCTGGGACCGCGAAACCAAACGCGACGTGAAGATGGAACTATGGCCCGGTCAGCGGGAGCGGGTGCCGGACCTCGTCGCGGGGACGTGGCTGGTCCTGCTCAAGGGGCGGCAACTGGGGCTGACCTGGCTGCTAGCCGCCTTCGTGGTGTGGCGGGTGATCTACGGTCGCACGCTCAACATCATCGTGGTGAACCAACTCAAGGACTACGCCAAAGACTTCGTCAAGCGGGTCAAGTACATCCAGGCCCGGCTGCCGGTGTGGTTTCGCAAGTCCGTGACCACGGACAACAAGCAGGAAATCACCTACGAAGAGGACGGAAACGCGATCGTCCTACGGGCCATCGTGGGGGGTGAGAAAGCCACGCGGTCGATGACCGTTGACCTGGCGATATTGGACGAGGCGAGCCGCATCCCGGATCTGGCAGAGACGATGGCCGCGACGCAGCCGGGGGTGGAGTCGGCCAAGGGGCAAATCGTGGCCCTTAGCTCGAGCGCGGGCCCGCAGGGGTATTTTCACGAGTCGTGGCAGGGGGCCTACGGGGAGTTCGGGGAAATCCTCCGCCCCGACGGGACCGGGCCAAACGGCTTCAAGCCGGTGTTCATCCATTGGAGCAAGCGCCCGGGTCGGGACGCGGCCTGGTACGCGCGGGAGTCTGAACGGCTGGGGGCGATCTCCCCGGTTCGCATGAAGCAGGAGCACCCCGACACGCCGCAGGAGGCGTGGGAGTATGCCAGCGGCAGAATCTACCCCCTGTTCCGGCGGGACCATTGCGTTGGCGACATCGACTGCCCGCGGAACACGGAACGCTATCGGGCGATCGACTGGGGGCAGAGCACGTCGGCTTTCACGTGCCTTTGGATCGCCCACGTGCCCGGCCCGCCGGGGTTTCTGGTTTCGCCCGCCTGTCCCAACACGATCCGGGAGTTCTTTGCCTACCGCTGGGACGAGGACCGCCCGGACGAACCCTTAAAGGCCGACGACCACTGCCCCGACGCCGCCCGCTACGCCGTGACCACCTTCAACCTCACCGGCCTGGTGTACGTCTACCGGGAGCTGTACATCGTCGATTCGGTCGAAAAAGGCTGGAACGTGATGACCGAAATCGAGCAAATCCACCGCATGAGCGGGTGGGAACCGGCCCCGCCGGATCGCCGCGAAATCTGGTGGCGTGGGCCGATCAGCGAGGCGTACGAGGGTACGGTCGCGGACCGTAGCTGGTCCCTGCTGATTAAGACCTATTGTGACAACGACATCCCATGCCGGGGGCAGAAGATCATCCAGCGGAAGGAAACCACTGGTAAGCTATTGACAGACACACCCAAGACCGAGAAATTGGAGGGCATCCGCTGGCTGTCGTCTCTTATCGACGGCACGCTGGACATCGAAAAACGCATCCCCGTAACGCGGGAGCAGTTGGCCATGAAGGTGCTGCACGAGACGCGCAAGTCCAAGTTCACAACCGGACTCGAAGAGCGTTCCCTCGCCCTGTTCGCCCGCCGCCTGCTCGCCGCTCAAGGAAAGAGAAAATGAACGTCGCCCCGCACAGAGCCGAACAGTGGGTATTGAACCACAACCGCCTTTTGCTATCCGACACCGAGCAGTTCCTGGCCGCGCCGGGGCCGATCCCCGTCCTGCTGAATCGCAGCGGCGTGGGGAACACCCGGCAGCCGCACTTCGGGACCGAGTTACGCCTCCTGATAGACCGCAATGCCGCCGGAAACCCTACCTTTCTGACCCCCCAACCCAGCGCCAATCCGTGGACCTACTCGGGCACAGCCTTTCCTCCCGTGGGCGGCATAGGTTGGAGTTTCAGGGGTGACGGTACGATTCAACACGTTCCCGACGCAGCCTTGAACACGCTTATCCTGACGGGCCTCGTCCCCAGCGTGACGTACAATGTCACTTTCACGTTGTCTGGGCGAACGGCCGGGAGCGTCACGCCGGTGGTCTGCGGGACAAACGGCACCGCCCGCTCGACGAACGGTACATTCACCGAGGCCATCATCGGCGGGGCCGTGCCGAGTTCGTTTAGCTTTGATCCCAGCGCGGACTTCGCGGGTTTCATCAGCGCCGTGAGTATTACCCCAAACACGGCCCCGGGAACTTGCGCCGCGGCGCTCTACACGTGCCCGGACGCGAACGTACTGTTGCGTTCGACCGAAGCCTGGGCGACCGTGACCTTGCCCTCGGACACGAAAACCGTGGTCCGCCACGATAGCTGGCGATCGTACCTGGATACCGCGAGCGGATTTGACTTGGGCCTGAAACTGTCCGCGGCCTACACCGCTGGGAAAGTGTTCGCGTCCGTCTGGACGCGCCGATACTGGTGGGGGCAACCGGCAAGCCCTGGCTGATGGCTGACCCGGCGACGGTCGCGGAAGTCCTGTTGATTGCCGGCCGGTGGTGGTCCGTGATCCCGCAGGCTGAACTTGAGGACGCGATAGAGCACAACAGAAGGGTGGCCGAACGGTGCCGGAAAACGGAAAGCAAGAGTCAAGATGGTTTGAGTGGGTCAAGGGACGCGCCCGGAGCATCGCCGGAATAGAGCGTTACCTGGATCAAAAGGAAAGCGACCGAGCGTACCAGCGGGCGGTCGCGAGGTTCGAGCGAGAACAGGAGATCGAGTAATGCCCAAAGTCGGAACCAAAGAGTATCCCTACACCGCCGAAGGCGTGAAACAGGCCAAGAAAGCGGCCAAGAAGACCGGGAAGCCCATGAAGAACCGGAACAAGGGCAAGGGCACGAAGACCGCCGACGCCTATTGAGCTGTCGCGAGCGAAGGATCGCCGCGAGTAGAGACCAAGGATGGTCAGGAACGCAGTACCAGACGAGCCCACGATACGCCGTCAAGCCGCCGAACCCGGCAGCGGCGGCGCTCTTGCCGTCCACCGCCTCGACTGGACCAACCCCGCGAAGATGGACGACGGCGACCTGCTGGCCTTCGTCGCCAACCAGTATGAGGCGGGGAAAACCCGCCGCTATGAGTGGGAAAAAAAAGCCTCCGAACAACTTGCCTGGGTCCGGGGCTACCAGAACTACGTCTGGTCCGACGAGCGTATGGCGCTCGAGCCGCAGGAGCTGGCCGACCTGCCCTTGCAGTGCCGCGACCCCATCATCATCAACAAACTGCGGGGGTTCCTCCTTGACTCGATCGGCTTGATCCTCGGCCGCCCGATGTCCTGGGAGGTGTATCCCCAGACGCGGGAAAACGACGACGTAACCTCCGCCAAGGCCCAAGCTAAACTACTGCGGCATTTCTGGGGGGCGTGCAGCCCCAGCGGCCAAATCAAGCTACTGGAAGCGTTCTGGATGATGTTCACGACGGGCATCGTGTGGGGGAAGTGTACCTGGGATCCGTTCGCCGGTCCGACGTCATTCTTCGATGCGGACATGATGCGTGAGGAAGGGGAGAAGGACGACGAAAAAACCCGCGTGAAGTGGACCGACCGGCTCAAGGGTCTGGTCGCCAAGAAGCGGAAAACAAACCCCGAGCGGGTGAAGCTGGCCGAGGACGGGCTGGACCTGGCCGACGGCGATCTGGCCCTTGATTTCGTGAGCGGCTTCGACGTGACCGAGCCGGAGCACTGTCACCTGGTGGAAGAGGCGTCGTGGTGCATCGTGTCGCGGTTCCGCACCATCGAATACATGCGTGAGCGATTCAAGGAAGACGCCGAGGGCTTGGAAGCGGACAGCAGCCAGACCTTACAGCAGCATCGCGGATACAACTACGCCGCGGGTAATGCCGTGGGCCGCATCGGCGAGCACACGGATGGAGTCACCGAATCAACCGAGGTTCTGGTTCACGAGCTGTGGCGCCCGCGATCGCCGTCAGCCCCCAAGGGGGTGTGCATCATCATTGCCGGGCAGAAGGTCATCAAGAAGGCCGCGAACCCCTACGTGCATGGGCAGATCCCGTTGACGACGTTCCGGGAGCACGCAGAGCCGGAAGCCTTTCGGCCGGTGTCCACGATCGCCGACCTGATGGGCCTGCAACGCGCCCGCAACAAACAACGCTCGCTGATCCACGCCCACCTCACCATGAGCATCGACCCACGAATACTGAACGAGAAGGGTTCGGGGTTGCCTGACGACTTCGCCAGCACGGGGCCGAAACTCGTACCCCTGGCCGACGGCGGGATATTGAAGGTCAAAGCCTTTGAGTACCCGAACCCGCCGAGCTATCTCGGGGCGCTCGACGAGATGAACGTCCGGGACATGGAGGACGTTGGGCGGGTGCATCGGTCGACGGCGGGGTCCAAGGAGCCGGGCACCCAGTCGGGCAAACACGCTCAACTGATGATCGAAGGCGACCAGCGGGGCCGGACGGCAACCAAGCTGTTGATTCAGGCCGGGGCCGAACGACTGGGCGGGCAAATGCTCGCCCTGATATGGCAGTATTACACCGAGGAGCGGTCCATTCAGATTACGGGGGAGCGATCTGCCCCCGAAGTTCTCACCTTCAAGGGGCGGACACTCATCAGCCGCCCGCCGGTCGGCCCCGACGCGGCGAACGTGCGGGCCATGATCGGCGACCAGGCGAGCATGGAGGACGTGATCGCCAAGGTAGAGGGGTTGACCAAGATGGGGTACCTCTCCGCGGAGCGGGAGGACGATCGCCGCATGGTCATGCGTTGGGTCAACGAGCAGGTGCCCGCCCAGACGGACGAGGAATCGGAGCACCGCACCAACGCGGCGATGGAAAACGAAATGCTCATGGGTGACGCGAAGGACCGCGGGAGCCTGCGCGTGGCTTATGGGGACAATGACGCGGTGCACATCCGCGAACACGAGATGCTCACCACCACCGCCGGATACAAGGAGGCGAAAGCCAAAGACCCGCAAGTGGCTGTCGCTTTCCTGGTCCACCTCCACGAGCACTTGTTTAGCCGCTTGATTAAGACCATGTACCCCGAGGCGATGAAGGAGCGGGTTGCCGAGTACCTCCGCGGAATCGGCCCGCCGCGCGGCCCTGAAGGTATGCCGCCGATGCCGCCGATGCCACAGCCGGGCATGATGATGGGACCGGGCGCGATGGGGCCGCCGCCGGGCGTTCCTATTGAGCCGATACAAAATCGAGGCATGGGCAATGGACCCATGAGACCGATGCCCCTTGCACCCGCAATGCCGCCGGGGGTATCGTAGAAGCGTGGAAGTGCAGAAATGCAGAAGCGAAACGTAGGAGACGATCATGGCAGATGAAGAGAATGAAGGACAAGGCGACGCGGGAGCGGACCTCACCGCCGACGAGCGAGCCTTTATCCAGCAGACGCGGAACATGGGAGTGGCACCGTCCGAAGTGATGGAACGCGCTCAAAAACAAGTGGCAGCGGAAACCGCCGAAGCCAAGAAAACCAAGCCGGCGGAACCGTCCAAAGCCGCAGCGGCCGAACCCATCACCCGCGAAGAAATGGTCCGCCAAACGCAATATGCCGCCAACGTGGCACTCGCCGAACGGGACATGCAGACGACGCTCAAGGGCGTGGTCGAAGAATACCCGGCGCTCAAGGGCGACGCCGTGGAGTTGCGGCAGATCGAGATGGAAGCCGCCAACACGGTCCGCGCCCGAGCGGATTACGCAACACTCAAGAGCGCCGATAAGTTGTCCGCGGCCTTCGCGGAGGCGGCCAAGGCGGAGTGTGAGCGGCGCGTCAAGAAGTTCTCCGCCGTGAAAGCGACCGAAGATCGGAAGCGGGCGGAAGATCGCTTGGACAAGCAAGGGGACGCGGTGGACAGCGGCAAGGGCGAAGGGCGGAGCGACCGCCCCAACCTGGGCAACGTCAGCCCCGACGTGTTCGACGAGGCCGTATTCGGCACGGAGGCCAAATGGCCCACCGATGAGGCCGCATTTGTGAACGAGCAGCGACGTGGCAATGTGGACTACGTCAACAAGAAGATGGGGAGAGCCAAGAAGTAGCGTACTCGGATTTTTGACCGTCTCCGCCCGGCCTTGCAAACTGGGTTAAATCGGCGGTGCTTGCCATGATGCAGGTCGTGGCAACCCGCCGATGGGAGCAAAGAAACAGGCGCCTGCACGCCGCTGAAAGGAGTCAGCGATGGCAGGCGCCAACCGCACCACACAGGAAGACTTGCTCCGCGTACGATACCAGCCGCGGATGCGGGTCCAGTTCAATCTCAAGTCGATCCTCCTCCAATACCTCACCCGCAACAGCATGGACTATGCGGAAGGTAAGAACATCACCGTTACGCTCCACAAGGGGCAGAGCGGCGGCTTGGGATGGAGTTCGACGGGCATCCTTCCCCCCGCAAGTCACCAGAAGGTCAAGAACGCGACCTTCAACTACAAGCGGCTGTACGGGCGCATCCTCATCGACGGCCCGCACGTGGAAGGTGCTGACGACGTACCGTCCGCGGCGATCATTCGCCCGTACGAGTTGGAAATCAACAACTTCGTCAAGCAGCATCGGCATTACCTGAACTTCGACATGTTCGGCGACGGCTCGGCGAAGATCGCGGCCATCGCGTCCTCGGCAACGTCAACGACCTTCGTCGTGGACAGCGTCCGCGGCTTGGTCGACGGGATGAAGGTTGACGTGTTGCTGGCCTCCACCGGCGCGACCGGGGCAGGCGTGGTCAACGCGGAAATCAGCGTCAATAAGCAGACCAAAACCATCACCCTGACCGCGCCGGCGGCCCTCGGTGACTTCACCGCCATCAACGCCGCCCCCACGACCTACAACGTCTACCGCGCCGGTTCTTACAACGACGCGATCTTCGGGCTCGACGCGGTCATTGCGACGGGCAACCCGCCGGCGGCCCTGGGGTTCTACGGCGGCATCGACCGGACGGTCGCTGGGAACGAGTTCTGGCAAGGGAACGTGTTCGCCAACGGCGGAGTCGCCCGGGAGTGCACCTTCCCGTTGATTCAGGAAGCCGTGGACTTCGTCGACGAGCACAGCGCGGGTGAGACCAACCTCATCCTTTGCGGATACGGCGTGCATCGGAAGCTGATGAACGACCTGATCGCCGCGCGGCGCATCGACAACGCCACCAAGAAGCTCAACGGGTGGGCGGAAGCCATCATGCACAACGACATTCCCATCGTGCGTGACAAGCACATCGACCCGTCGGTGATGATCGGCCTCGATACCTCGCACTGGGAGCTGTACCAGAACAACGAGGGCGACTGGATGAACAAAGACGGGGCGATCCTCTCTCGCGTGCCCGATCGGCACGCCTACGAGGCCGCCTGGTACCGGTTCATGCAGCCCGTGTGCGACGCCCCCAACACCCAATGGAAGTTGACCGACCTGGAAGTGCCGGTCGTTTTCTAGAACAAGGCTTTAGGCCGTAGGCCATAGGTCGCGGCTTCCAAAAAGGAGAAACACAAATGCCAAGAGGCGGCGGCGGCATCGGCGACGATGCTCTCAATCTGAAATACGGCTACGACCGGGTGTGGTTCCCTAACAATGCGCAGGGAATCATCCTGGCTACGGGAACAGGCTACGGCGCGGGTCCGTCTGTCGAAGGTGAACTTTCGGTCGCGGCATCGGAACTCAACGCCATGCCGATGGACGCCGCCGACGAAATCTACTTCATGCTCAACCCGCGAAAGTGGGACTGCGACTACACCCGCGACTTGCAGGTGCTGGTCGGCGCGGAATCTGCGGCCGCGGGGTCGGCAATCTGGCAGTTGGACATCAAGGGCGTTGCCGCCGGGGCGGCGTTTACCGATGCGAAAGTCACCCCCGATGGAACCGTGACGTTTGCATCCAAGACCTACGGCGTGGATACGCTGGAGGAGACGCCCTTCGTGCCTCTGAATGTTCCCAACGTGTTTGCGGCGGACAGCGTCATTATGTGCGCGATCACCCTGGTCAGCATTGTGACGATCACCGCGAACCAGTTGCGCCTGATGTACGTGGACATCAAGTACAGCGTTGGCCTGACCGACGAGAACGGGCCGTATCGGACGTAAACAACGTTCCTACGTAGGAATCTGCCCGGCGCGGTCAAGGAAGACCGCCCGGGCGGGATTCACAGGACGGGGAACCAAACGGAAAGGATTCCATCATGGGTTACGTCAACACACGGATGATCGACCCCAGGGGGCTTGAGCCGAGCGTCATCAGGGGTGTCTTTGCCGGTGTGCCGGGGACCAAGGTCCGCTACGTGCAGAGCACGCACACCAAGGCCACGAATCTCAACACTCAGGGGCTGAACTACAATTTTCCGCTCAAGACTGTCCAAAAGGCGATCGAAAACTCATTGGCCAATGACACCATCATCGTCATGCCCGGTCACGTGGAACTCATCAACGCGGCTGCGGCGTTGGCGATCAACAAGAACGGGTTGAACATCGTCTGCCTGGGCGGGCGGACCACCAACCCACGTTTCATCGTCGGTGCGCTGACTACGGCTAACATCGTGCTCAGTGCTTCCGACGTGCGGATGAGCAACTTCCGCCTGGAGTGCGACATCGACTCCGCGGTGAACCTGATGAACATCGCCGGTAGCGGCAACGCGATCTCCAACGCCAACGTGGTCAACACCGCGTCCAAGCAGTCGCTCATTGCTTTCAGCGTGGCCACGGCGGCGGCGCGAAACAGTTTCGACCGCATCACCTCCGAACAGGACACGGCGGGTGCGGTTTCCTGCATCAGCCTGGCCGGGGCCTGCGACCGGACGCAGATCGTCGATTGCATCCTGCGCGGCAACTACAGCGATGCCCCGTTGAACGTCCTGGGTGCGGCTACGAACCTGTTTATCAGCCGGAACTCTCTCCATAACGTCAACGCGGCCTTCAACTGTATCAAGCTGGCCGCTGCGGCGAGCACCGGAAATATCTCCTTCAACCACTGCCGCAACGCCCAGGCGGATGCAGCGGCGACGTGGATTACGATGGGAGCCGGGTCGCTCGTGCAGTTGTTCGAGAACTACGGCGTGAACATCGACACCGAGACGGGCAAGCTGATCGGCGCCGTATCGGGATGACGTAACAAAAACCCTTCGCCATTAGGGTTTCCTTCGGGGGCGGGGCGGCTTCGCTCCGCCCCCTGTTTTGTTGGCGATTTTGGCGATTTTTGGGATAGGCCCCAAAAGCCCAAACGTGCTTTGTCGGGTTGTCGGTGACAGGGTGACATTATGAAAACGCTCGCCGAACTTCGCTCCGAGACCGCCGTCTGGCTCGACGACCCAAAAAAGTCGCGCTTCGACGACACCCTGCTCAACACCCTACTCAATATGGCCTACCCGATGGTGGTAGCAGCGGTCGAGGCCGCCGGTCGGCTCTGGAACCTGGCGGGGCCCATAGCCGTCGCGGTGACGCCGGCGGCAAAGGAATACGACGTGGGGACGGTCGGGAGCGTGCGCCGCATTGTTGACGTGCGGAAAGTGGTAGGAACTTCGCGGGTGCAGGTCCCCTTCTTGGTGCTCACCGAAGTCAACCGCGACGGGTCAACGAACTACTATCCACAACTGGACAACGCGCCCCAAACCACCGGAGTGAGCATCTTCCGCAACGCCGGCGGCCAATGGAGGTTACGGTTCGGAGAGGACGCCCCGGTGACGCAGACCTTGGAGGTCCATTACATACCGGCGGTGAACCTCCTGGCGCTGGACACGGACGTGCCTTCGATGGTGCCGGAGGGCTTTCATCACGTGGTCGCCATGCAGGCGGCGATCATCGGCAAGGGGAGCGAGGAGCGGACCAACAGCACGCTGGAGATGCGCTTCAACGAGCAGCGTTCGATCATGGTGGGTGAAGCGCAAAGTCTGGTCGCTCATCGCTCGCAGAGGATTTGAGGCGGGAAACCCCGTCAATGACTGTCGGTATTTAGACGGTGTTGCGTTGAAAAACTGGAATTAGGAATGGACGCAACGCAACAGTTGTTACAAACCGAGTGGCGTTTGCAGGCACGCAGGGGCTTTTTTCGTATTGTGCGTATTGTGCGCTGGAAGTAGTTGGAATTAGGAAACCCCGACACGCAGGTGACGGTGTTATGCCGGAAAGAAATCGAGTCAGTCCCTTGCAGGTCCGCGGCGGATGGCGCGGCTTGAACACTACGCAATCGCCCCGCGAACTCGGCCCCCAGGACGCCGCCGTAGCCAACAACGTGATTTTTCGGGACGGTGCGATTGTGCCCCGCCCTCCCTTCGAGGTTGATGGGCAATTTTCTCCGAACTTTGGTTTCCCCGTCGGGAAGGTGCTCGCAGCCGCCCAATGGATGTCCCCGCGCGGCACGACCAGCGATCCTACGCGGGTCAACGTGGTACACGTGGGGACCGTTCTCCATGCGGCGGACGTGAACGGTACTGCTCAGGCAACGATGAACGGGGTGCAGGATAGGCAAGGGTCTTTTGTCTTTGCGAACACACGATTGTACTACTTGGACCGTTTTCGGGTTTGGGTACTCGGAAACACTGAAAACAACCTCCCCGCGTGGAATATCGTGGGGATTCCCAAGCCAACATCGCGGATCACCGGCGGGCCCATCGGGGCAAGCAACCCAGGAACCGGTGAGATTACCTATCTGGTTACGACCGTTCCCGGGACTTTCCCCGGAGCGTTGGTTGACAACACCGCGTACCAGTTCGGCTTCACCTACTACTCGTCGTTCACGGATTCAGAGAGCAATGCGGTCCTCCAGCAGGGCAGCAACTTCAACGGCGTAGCGGGAGCCGGCAACTCAAGGCTCCTCCAACTGGGGTTCGGCACCTGGCCCGTTCCCTACGGGATCACGCACATTCGCGTGTATCGCCGGAATGTGACGGCGGGTGAGCCGTTCATTCTCTTCGCCCTCTGCCCGGTTCCGGGTCCCGGTCAGTTTTTCCAAGCGGAAGGCGCGCCGCTGGGAATACTGGCGGAATTCGGCACATTCGCCAACGGCCCGTTCGGGCCCGTGAAAAACGGCATTCCTGAAAACGCCTCGGTGGGCCTGTTCTATAAGGGTCGGATGTTCTACGACGACCTGAAAAACCCCAACCTGCTCCGCTACTCGGAAGACTCGCATCCGGCCCACGTGGACCCGCTGAACTTTGTGATTCTCGACGACGACGGCGGGCAGATCACGGGGATGGCGGAGCTAGCCGGGCAACTGGTGATCCTCAAGGAACGCTCCATTTGGATTCTGAGCGGGGTCATTCTCACCACCACCAATGAGAGCTTAGCTCTGGGCGTCGACGTCGGAGCAAACCCCGCAGAGCTGTACCGGACGAAAGCAAGGACCGGCTGTGCCAACGCCGCGGGGGGCAACGGAGCGATCGTCTGCGGAACGCCGCCGCGGGTCTACTACAACGCCGTGGATGGGCTGTACGTATTCGACGGGCTGAACGAGACGCCGGTGGGGCGGCAAATACAGCCCACGTGGCGGGAGTTCGTCGGCGACGCGACGCTCGGCCGTCAGCAGGCGGTAACCTACTCCGTGGACCCGACCCGCCGCATCCTGTTCATGGTGAATCTGACGGTGGACGAGGTCCGGGCACAGATTTTGGCATTCCATTATGACCTTGGGGCGTGGTCCGTCCTCTTGAACGATGATCTTTCCGGCGATAACCCCAGTTGCCTGCTTCAAACGGTGGGAATCTACGATCCCACCGCCCCCGACGATCCCAGCGAACCGCCCACCTATCACGAACTGCGCCCTACGATGCTCGCAGTGGCCGTTGGTGTTTTTCGCATCCTGTTTATGAACGAGCGCCGCCTTGACTTGCCCATGCCGGAATTTGAGTACCGCACGGGGCGGCTGGTCGTGGTAGATGGCCTGGACAAGCATTTCTACGCGGTGAAGTGGTACCACGACGAAGTATTGGGCGACGGCTTCGCCCACGGGCTGCGCTTCGGGTTTCGCACGCATCCCCGCAACGTGGAGGAATACAAGGCCGCGGACCTCACCGACGGGCTGCGCACGTACCAGAAAGTGTCGGAAAGCGGCTCGGACATCGAGCTGATCGTGAAAAACGACCCATCCGTCGACGCCCGCTGGTCGCCGCAGGTGCGGATCGTGGGCTTCGAGGCGGACGTGGAACTGATTGGACAAAGATAGTTGACGCCGTGGGCCGCGAGGCCATACTAAGAGAAAGGAAAAATCGTCATGGCACAGAAACTATTCTCGCACAATGTGAATGTGACCCCTGGGGCTGCCGGTCAGACTCAATGGGAGGCTCGGGTCCCGACTAACCAGCGGACCCTTTTGCACGCCATCGCCTTCATGCCTCTGGGGGGGGTATCGGCGTCGTTGCCGTTGAAGTGGACCTTGGGGATCATGTCCGCGGACGGTACCTACACCGACGACTCGGCGAACATCGTCAAGGAAATCCCCGCCTTTTCGGGGTCGATCCTGACCACGGTACACATCGTGCCGACGGTCGAACCGGCCACGCAAACCAGGCATTTTGTCATTACGCTCCACCAGCAGGCGATGTTCATCTGGCGTCCGCCGACGCGTAACGGCTTCATCATCATGGATTCAGGCATTCGTTGGGGGTTACGCTGCCAAACAGCGTCGCCCGGTTGCGCGGTCGAGTACGAGTTCCGGATGGAGGAGTGACGTATGTATTTTCAGGACCAGGGGCCGCCTATACTCGCCGTCCCGCCGGTCAGCAGCACCGACGCGCCGGGTGCCCCGCAGGGCGGCGACGGCGGGCAGGGCGGTGGTGGAGTGGCGGGCGGTCCCGTACCGCTAGGCACGCCCTATATTTTCCCGGTGTGGGTGGTTCTTTGAGCCGGAGGCATACCGATGGCTGCAAACACGCAAGGCTGGACGGGTAGCCAGACTTGGGCGAATCCTGGAACGGTCGCCCCTAAACCGCAACCCAGGATGAGCATGGCCGGTCTGCCGAAGCCCGGTGGAGTGGCAGCATCGGGACCGCCGATGTGGTCCGGCGAACCGGCTAACTGGTGGAACCAGCCCAATCTGCAATTTGACACCACGGGGAACCCGATTGTCGGATCGCTTAACCCCAACCTGGATGTGAGCATCCCGCCGTGGATGACGATGGACCCTCAGGAGTTCTACACGCTCTACAACGACCCAGCCTTCGACGCCACCACCCGCGCCGGCATGATCGCTACGATGAAGAGCGAGTACGAGGCCAATCAACGTAATTTGGCCGGGCAGGATAGGGGCCGTGAATGGCTGGGTGGGGCTATGGACCGCACGGCCACCGACGCGGCGAGCTGGGCCGACGATCCTTACCGCCAGATGGTGATGGAGTCGATGAGCGAGCGAGCGGCACCTGGATACCAGTTCTTTAGCCCGATGGAACGCACCTCGGCGGTCTTGCCGATCGCGCAGCAAATGGCCCGCGGCAACGCCCAGATGGCGGCTGGTGCCGCGGCCCGGGGAATGAGCGGTAGCGGGGCGGAGTTGCAGCGATCGGGTCTCTTGGCCGGACAGGCCAACATCGGCGAGACGATGGTGCGAGCGGGAATGGACGCCAGCCAGCGGAGTTTGAGTCAGCAGGCGGTGAGCGACTTGGCTCGCACGACGGCCGGGTATGAAGGAGTCGACCAACAATACCTGAACGCCTCCAACCAACTGGCGGGGGCCTTGGCCGCTTTGGAAATGGGGATCGAGTTTGAACCCACGGACTACACCGTGTGGCCCGCCCTGGCGGAGGCCTCGCGACAAGCGGAGCAAGAGGCCGCGGATCGGCAGCGGATGATCGCTGCGATGGAAGAGGAAGCCCGCTACAACTGGCAGGATTTGGGCAATGCGTTCGCCTCCGCAAAAGGCGGCGGGCTCCCGGCCTACTTGATGGCCGGGCTGACTGGCATTCCGAGTCTTTTGGAGTCATGGAACCAAGCGGCGTGATTGCACAAGGACCAAGTTGGGGCGGGGCGATGGCGCAGACGAACCTGCTCGCGGGTTCGGCCAACCGCGATGCGGGGTTGGCGATGCAACTTCGCATGGCCCGGATTGCGCACGAGCAGAACCAGCGAAACACCATGATGTCCATCCTCCAGAAAATCGCCCAGGACCGCCAGGCGAAGAAAGCGGCGGCGGCGAAAAGCGGCGGCTGGGGTGCACTGGGCGGTGCGGGAATCGGGGCGTTGGTCGCGGCGCCCTTTACCGCCGGGCTGTCGCTTGCGGCCGCGGCACCCATGCTTGCGGCGGGGGCCGGGCTCGGAGCGACGGTCGGCGGGGCGGTGGACCAGACCCAGGGAAAACCGGCGTCTAATTTGGGCAGCGGACTGATGGACTTCTCTACCGGGATGCAGCGTAACCAGGCTTTGTACGGTGAAAGCGTGCCCTTTGGAGCATACGCCTTCGACCCCGAACCCTACGCGACGCCGTATCCGTCAGCGGGGATGTTGCCATAAGGATTGAGTGCAAGATGCAGAGCACGGAACAGCGAGATCAGGTGAAGCACTATCTCGCCCACGCCACGCGGCAGGAACTGCTCCACGAGTTCGCGTCGCGCAACCTCTGCACGGTGGTCCTTTTCGACTGCATGATTGCGACCTCGCCCGGAAAGGTTGAGCCCATGACCATGTCGCAGACGTTCGGACCCGTCACCCAGGTTCACGGGCTGTTGACCCTGCACGCCGAAGCGCTACAAGTGAAGATCGCAAACAGCATCCACAAGAATTACGGCAACGTCCCGGTCGATGGCTTGGAGGGAACGTAGATGCCCGTTTCTCTCAGCCTTCGTCCCAAGTACATGGCTCCCCCGGATGAGAACTTTGTTTTCGAGGCGACCCCCATGCACGAGCTGGCGGTCCGAATGGTCGGGGATGGACAAGGCGCGCTGGTCCGCAACCGCTTGGACAACAGCGAACAACCGAACCCCTCCAAGGACGGGGCGGGGTCCGGCCCGAAATCAGCAACTTCCCCGTCCCGTCCTCTTGCGGAGAAAGTCGCCGTGCAGCGGAAGATACTGAGCCCAAAGGAATGGGCCCGGCAGAACTTCCCCCAATTGGCAGGTAAGAAATTTGTGACTCCGCAACAGTACGAGGTGGTGGACAAGGGCTACAAGCAATACGTCGCAATGGAGCAAAACGCACAGCAGGAAGATCGGTACGGACGCGGGGAAGCGGCGGCGGAGCGGCGGCACGGGGAGGACGTCGGCCTTCGCCGCGAGGGCTTGGAACTACAACGCGAGGGGATGAACCAGAAAACGACGTTGAAGCCGCAGGACCACAAGACCAGCCTGTTGGACGTTTCCGGCAACCGTGAAATGCTTTACGGGCGGCTGGGGTTGGTGACCAGGATGAAGCAGGCGACGACGCCGGCGGAGAAATACGCGACCTACACAGAAATGGAAACCTACCTCGACCAGGCCGCGGCGACCGCCAACCCGGCCCAGGGAGTGCTCCTCCGCAAGGTTCTGGCCCAAAACCGCCCAACCAAGGATGATTATGGGGCAATGCTGGCCGCCGGGGTGTTCAAGCCCACGGAGCAGGAATTGCAGGCGGCGCTGAATGCCGAAGATGCCGACTACTACGCCGCGAATCCTCGGGAGCCGCGACCCTCCGGAAGTAAGGGTATGGCGGCCGGCCCGATCGGAGGAATTATTGGTCTGCTAAGCGGCCCACGAAATCGGCAGACCAGTGCTCGGCGGGCGGAGCGAGCTAAGCAAATAGAACAGCAAAGGTCCGCGGAGTTCGCTCAGCGGCTGGACGAGTTGGAGAACTAGCTTGTGGGCGATCCGATCAAGCAACTCACCCGCGACGCCCTGGCGGACGGCAACGGGCATGATCCCGGAGCATCGGCTACCCCCTACGCGGACATCCTAGCAAAAAGAGGTGGCGCACCGCTTTCCACGGCGGTGCCTGAAACCTCTACCCCCTACGCTGATGTCCTGGCAAAAAGAGGCGGCGCTCCGATCAGTAGCGCCCCCCAAACCTACGACGACATCCTGACGGGCTTTATGCGGGGCGGGCCGGGGCTGCCGGGAACGCCACGTCCCGAGGAACCTACGCCTTCGCCGGAGATTGTGTCTCAGTGGCCGCCCGCCACGGCGGTTTCCACAGCGGAGGCGGCGACTGGTTCCGCCCCTCCCGTCGGCCCCCTGGAAAAACCGCCCGGCCTGATGCAGCGGATGGGCAAGAGCATCGCCGGCGGGATCTCGCGTGCGTTCGGCGGCGGACCGAGTCCCGAACAGCAGATGGCGGAGCGGGTGTTTGGGGCGCAAGCGGAGATTGAGGCTCGCCAAAGTCCGGAGTTCAACGCACTCCTCACCGACAACGCCAAGCTGCGCTTCCTCAACATCTTCCGGCGGCGCTATCAACTGCCGCCGCTGCCGAACCTACCCGGTCCAGAGACGGCGCCGGAAGTCGCGGAGCGAGAGTTTAAGACGTGGCGGGGGCTGGTCGGGAAACTTCCCTACGCTTCAACCGTCGCAATGGGTGTCGACGCCGTTCAACTCATCGCCGCGGCAAAGCGGATGGACGAAGGCACGGGCACGATCGACGACTTCGAGCTGCTCACCAAATTGAAGGAAACCGAGGCCCGGCAGAGTCGGGGGCAGACGGTCCCGGCCATGGGGCTCGACATTCTTGGGCAGTCTATCCCCGTGGGGTTGGAACTGGCGACCGGCGGCGGTCCTACACGCTTCGCCGCCAAGGGAGCGGAGAAGCTGGTGGGTAAGACGGTCTCAAAGGCGGTGGGCAAGGCGGCCATGAGGGTCGCCGAGGCCGCGTCCGAAAAAACCCTGCCCCGTCTGGCCCTTCACGCGGGAGTCAAAACGGCGGAGCGTGGGCTACCCAGTTGGGCGACTCGGACGGCTGTAGAGACCCTCCAAACAAGGCTACCAGGCTACGAGCTACGGCCTGGGGACGACGCGGCACTCGAGTACGCTATGACAGCCCCCCCCCAACCGCTCCTCGAAGCCCTACGCGATTCTGCGGTCCACCAGGGGATCCAGGTGGTGAGCGAGTTCACCGGCGGGTCGGTGGGCATAATCGGGGGCAAACTGGGCCGCCTGGCCGCCGGGGCGGAGCGTACGCTCCTGCCGTCGCTCAAGGCCGTGGAGTGGGCCGGGAACCTCCGAACGAAGATGGCTGCGGAGCTTGTTAGGCTCAAACCTAACAAGTACCTGACCTTCTCCAACGCCATGCGGATGCTGACCAACAAGGCCGGATACAACGGGGTCATCGGGGAGATCGGCGAAGAACGCATCGGCGAGCTGATGGAGGCCGCGGCAAGGGAGGTTGTGACCGCCGCCGGCGGGGAAACTCGCCTGCAAGGGCTGGAAGGCTCCCCCATCTGGCAGGCCCCGAACATCAGCGAACTTGGCGAATGGCCCGGCTGGAAGCAACTGCAGGCGGAGTTTTTGGGGTTCATTGCCCCCACAGCGGGTAGCGTCCTCGGTGCCGCGGTCGTGCCGGAGGAACCGAAGCCATTCGAACGCCGCCAACCGATGCCAGCCCAGCCCGGCCCCGGTGAGTTTGAGATTTCCCCGCCCGGAGTTCCCCCGCAGGTCAGCATCCCAGTGCGTGAAGCTGGGTTTGTTCCACGTGGAACACAATCTGTTGTGGGTGCTGGCTTAACACCTACAAGTTTGACTGCAACAGTCGAACCATTATCGGGCGCACCAACCGCCGAAACCAAAACCCCGGAAGCCCTCGCAGCCCAAGCCGCCGAAGAAGGCTCGGAAGGCCAAAAAGCCGAAGTCGAGCCTGTACTAAAGGATTTCTCAAGTTCCAGCGACAAGGAACTCGCTCCCCTCGTTGAAACTCTCGTCGAAATGGGTGAAGCACGGGCGAACGCTTACCTCGCTGGCACGGCGCCGCAGACGGAAGCCAGATTGCGTCAGCTTCTCACTAAGCCCTCCCCCGTCGGCGATGTAGGAGCGAAGCAGCCGTGGGAGATGACACGGGGCGCAGTTGCGGAAGCAGTACAAGTTGGCACGCGCCAAGACCTTGATCGCGCTCGACCAATCCTCAGTGTACTTTTTGCTCCGGAACTGCGCGAATGGTCACGATCAAATGATCCGTGGGGAATATGGCGGGCGGTCAACATCGGCGACGAAGCACCTCGCGTACCGATGGTGGATTTCACGGCACGACACCGATCTGCCGTCGAAGCCGCGATAGCTCGTGGCGACCCCGTTCCCCCCTCCGTTCTCGCGGAATATCCAGATTTGAAGTCCGTAGAGCGCCCGTCGTTAGGTGAGGTCATCGACAAGAGCAACGTCGAGGTGGGACGCGAGCAACGGATCGTCGATCAGATTCAGGCCGGGCAGAGGCCGGGCGAGCGGCGAGGAACGAACCCCGACTACAACGAGTCCTTGTTGGCTCGCCAGCAGGAGGAAGCCGAACTCCAAGGTAAGACGGTGAGTAATGGTGCTGTTGCCAGTGCGATCATGCACGCGGGCGACACGGTTCGAGAATTGCTGGGGCGCAAGGAACCAGCCCGAACGTATATCGAGGAAAAACTCGATCGTATCGACGAAACGATGCGTACCGCCGCGAGTGACTTTGGGCGACCTTTGAGCGCGGAGGATGCCGGGAAGGTTGCTCAGGCCCGCACTTTCTACGCCGCCCTTCCAGATACGACGGAACGGATGCGCCGAGCTAAAGCGCTGGTTCTGTCTGTTCTATCGCAGGACCCGGGCGGCATCCGCTCTGCTGTTGAGAACGTAAGGGAGTTGCTTGACCCCGAAGAGTATTCCCCATTGCTAGGCCGGGGGGCGACACTGCCGGACGTCATCGACAAGAGCAACGTCGAGATCGGGCGGGGGCAGCGAGTCGTCGACCGACTGGCCGACTTGCTCATGTGGAAAATCCACGGGCGGTTGCCGACCCCGGAGGAACACGCCCGCTACGGCAAAGCGTATCTGTGGGAGCTGCGCCGGGCGCTGCTGATGGGGGCCGTGACCGACGTGCTCCGGCCCAGCAACAAGCAAAGTCGCAAACTCTACGAGGAACTAAGCGGTCGCAAGTTGCCCGCCTCCTGGAAGTCCACGGCCGAGTACATCGCTAACAACGAGCCGCCTTTCAAGGACGACGTCGCCTTGCTCATGCGCCTCGACGAGTACGCCAAGGAAAACAAGTTGAATCTGCCGCCGTTGAAAGCGGCGGAGCAGGCGGCGATCAAAAAGACACGCGCCGCGGCGATCCCCGAAACCCGGCGAAAGAGGGCTGAGTTGGCGGCGTCATTGCCGCCCGTACCCGAACCGCCGACTGAAGAAAAACCGCCGGAAACTCAACCTATTGCCCCGATAGAGCGTATAATAGAAGGAGAGGTGCCACGTGCTAGGCCCACAGAACAACCAAAACCAGGTACCGAACGGGAACCCCCCGCCGAAGAGGGAGCTGAGCGACCGGGAGGCGAGGCAGCGCCTAGCGGACCTGGGGTGGGAGGCCCTCCGCTACCTGAAGGAAGAACGCCCGAAGACCTACCGCCGGCTGGAGAAGGAGGAGCGGCTGCACCGCTACGCCCTCGAGCGCCAGACCGCGGCGGAGGAGTCGATCGCCCGCTTGGTGGAGAGCGGCATGAAGCCGGAAGAGGCGTACGAGATCGTGGCGGGGCAGTATCTGGAACTGCCGGAGTAGAAAAACCCAAGGAGGAGAAGCCCAAAAAAGAAGAGCCGCCGCGCGAGCCGGCGGCCCCGGCGGTCCACACCACCGAGCACAGCGGCCGATCCGACTATTCGATCAGCGATCCGGCGGATTTGTTCGTCAGCGGCAAGAAGAGCATCTTCAAGCGCAACGTCGAAGCCATACGCACGCTCAAAAAAATTCAAGAGGAGAACCGCCCCGCGACGGAAGACGAGAAAGCCGTCCTGGTCCGTTACCAGGGTTGGGGATCGGTTCCCGAACCCTTCGGGTCTTACGATCGCGCCTGGGAGCGTGAACACGACGATCTGGAAGAGTTGCTGACCGACGAGGAGTACAAGGAGGCGCGGGGCTCGACAAAAAACGCCATGTACAGCCCACCGGAGATCGTCCTGGGTATGTGGGACGCACTCTGGCGAATGGGGTTCAGGGGTGGAAGCGTCCTCGAAACCTCCGCCGGCGTCGGCCACTTCCTCGGCTTGCAGCCTCTGGACATGGCCAACGCGAGCAGGCGAGTGGCCATCGAAAAAGACGCCATCAGCGCCGGGATCGCCGCGGCCTTGTATCCGGCCTCGGACGTGCGGCATACGCCATTTGAGGAAGCCCTGCTACCCAAGGACTACTTTGACGTGGCGATCAGCAACGTCCCGTTCGGGCAACTGTTCATCAAGGACAAGCGTTATCCCAAGGGCCTGCGGAAGTTCATCCACGACTATTTCTTCGTGCGCGGTCTCGACCTCGTCCGCCCCGGCGGCATTGTGGCCTTTGTGACCACCAAAGGCACGATGGACAAGATCGACGACAAGGTGCGTCATCACCTAGCGGACCGGGCGGACCTCATCGGGGCGGTGCGGCTCAACGAGGATTCATTGCCCGGCACCAACGTCACGGCGGACATCATCTTCCTGCGCAAGCGGGGGAAGGACGAACCGGCCGCCGGAGAGGCGTGGGTCAAATCCATCCCCTACGCGCCGTTGCCCGGGCGCTACGTGAGCGAGTATTTCCAGAAGCACCCGGAGATGGTGTTGGGGGAGATCAAGGGCGGTTCCCAGTACACCGGGGAAGACGCCCCGACCAACACCATTGTCAAAGCAAATGAGACTTTCGACCTCACCCGCGACTTGAGCAAGGCCCTCGACACGCTGCCGCAAGACATCTTCGGCAAAGTTGAAGGGGCGCTCCCGGAAGCGGCAGATCCCGCGGACATGATCCCCTCGCCGGATAATCTCCCGCCCGGTGCCCACTTCATCGGCCCGGACGGCGCGTTACGCCGCGCCGGCGGCAAAGGCCAAGCCTCCGGCAACGTGGAGCCGTCCCTGTTGGAGCAGCACGGGGCCAAGGCGGTGCAGCGCGTGAAGGGGTTGGTCGAGCTGCGCGACGGGGTGATGGGCGTTCTGCGGGCCTCAATGGACCCCAAAGGGGATGAGCGACTGCCGGAGCTGCAAAAGGAAATCAACCGCATCTATGACCGTCTGGCCAAGGAGGGCATTACCCCCATTCGCCATCAGGCCAACGTCAAGCTGCTGGGCGGCGACCCGATCACGCTCTCTTTGCTTTCAGCCATCGAGGACTACGACAAGGTCACGCGAAAGGCAACCAAAGGGGATATTTTCACCCGCCGCATCCTGGAACCCTACAAGGCCCCCACGAGCGCGGACACGACGAGCGACGCCCTCTCCATCAGCCTCGACGAAACCAATCGCATCGACGTGCCCCGCATCGGTGGGCTGCTGGGAGTCGACGACGCCGCCGCCCGCACCCGTCTGCTCGAAGAAGCCCTTGTCTACGAGATGCCCGGCGACGAATTGATCCTTGCGCCCGATTACATGTCCGGCAACGTCAAGGCCAAGCTGCGCGACGCGGAAGCGCTGGCTAAGTTTGAGGATCGCTACAAGCGCAACGTCGAAGCCCTGAAAACGGTCCAACCCGAGGACAAAGCGCCGTCGCAGATTGCCGTGGTCATCGGGGCGCCATGGATCCCCGCGGAGACCATCGAAGACTTCATGGTGAGCATCCTCGGGGAAAAGGTTCGCCAGGCCATATCCGTGCGTCGAGCCAACGCCACGGGGCGGTGGTTCGTTTCCGCCCCTTCCTGGACGGCGACGTCGGCGGCCGCGACCGAGACCTGGGGCACGAAGGACATGGACTTCGTGGAGCTGATGAAGGCCCAACTGACCATGAAGAGCCCGGTGGTAAAGGAGAAGTTCACCGACGCCCAGGGAAACAAACGGGAGGTAACCAACCCGGAAGCGACGGCCGCGGCGGAAGCGAAGTTGGCGGAGATCAAGGCGCACTTTGAGACCTGGCTGTGGGGGCACAAGAGGTGGGGCCCCGAATTACTCCGGGCCTACAACGATGAGATGAACAACACGGCGCGTCGGAAGTGGGATGGTTCGCACCTGACCTTTCCGGGTATGAACCCCAGTATCAAGCTGGACCCCCACCAGAAGGACGGGATCTACCGATCCATCGCCTCACCCAACAACACCATGATCGCCGTCGCCGTGGGGGGGGGCAAAACATTCATGCTGACCGCGGCGGCGATGGAAGCTCTTCGCCTGCGCCTGGCCCGGAAGGTTGCGATTGTGGTGGAGCGGGCGACGTTGAATGGCTTCATCAAGCTGGCCCGCCTGCTGTACCCGGCGGGGAACTTTATCGCCCTCAGCGTTGAAGACCTCAAGGCGGAGAACCGGGCGAAGACCCTGGCCCGCATGGCGGCCGCGGAACGGGCCGTCTTCATCCTGCCCCACAAACAGTTCACCATGCTGCCTGTGGGCGAAGATACCATGCGTAGCTACTACGGCGAGATGATGTCCGCGATGGAAGAGTCGATTGCGGACATGAAGGACGACACGGGCAAGGCCGTCAAGCGCTCGGTCAAGCAGATGGAGAAGGCCCGCGACAACCTGAAGGCACGCATGGAGGAGCGGATAGAGGAGATCAAGCGGGTTCCGACGTTGACCTTCGAGGAGTTGGGCATCGACTGGCTGATGTATGACGAATCGCAGAAGGTCAAGAATCTTGGGTTTCAGACCTTGTTGGAGAGTGTCCGCGGGTTGGGCCATCCGCAGGGAAACCAGATCACCACCGACTTGTTTATTAAGGCTCGCTACATTCAGAAGTTACAAAACGGGCGGGGCGTGGTCTTTTCCACCGGAACGCCGATCGACAACTCGATCAGCGAAATCTACGCCATCCAGCGTTACCTCCAGCAGCCGCAGTTGCACGAGCTGGGGATACGCTCGTTTGACGGTTGGGTGAACATGTTCGCCCTCCCCGCGGCGGACCTGGAGAGAGTAGCGGGGCGCTACAAAATGGTTACACGCCTGCGGGAGTACATCAACCTCGACGCCCTCTACCAACTCTGGGACCAGATCGCCCACTTCGTTCCCCACGAGGAGGTAGCCGCGGCCCTGGCCGCACGGGAAGGCGGTGGATCGCCCATGCCGGTGTTCGCGGAGAACAGCCAGGGCAAACGGACCTATGAGATTGTCACGCTGGAAGCAACCCCGGCTCAGGTCGCCTATCGCCAGGTGACTGCTCAACGGGTCCGCGACTTGCCCCCGCGCCCGAAGCCCGGCGACGACATCATGCTGTCCATCATCACCGACGAAAAAAAAGCGGCCCTGGACATGCGGCTCATTGACCCTCGACTACCAGAGGAACCGGGCAACAAGATTAACGCGACCGCTGAGCGAGCTGCGCAAATCCACAAGGAAGGGCACAAGCATAAGTACGCCCAGTTGATCTTCGTGAACCAGGGTCCACCTGGGAGCAAGGTCGCATTCGGCTTGTACGGGGCGCTCATTCAGAAGCTGGTGGAGAAGGGTATTCCCCGCGACCAGATCGCCACTATCTACGACGCGGTAAAGGACGAGCAGAAGCAGGCATTGTTTGAGCGGGTCAACCGCGGCGAAATCCGCGTGCTCATCGGTTCAATGGCCAAGATGGGGACCGGGGTGAACGTCCAGCAGCGTTTGTGGGCCTTGCAACAGATGGAGCCGGCCTGGACGCCCGGCCTGCTGGTGCAGATGGAGGGTCGGGCCATACGCCAGGGAAACGTCAACTGGGATGATCCCACCAAGGCCCAGAACGTGCGAATGTTCCGCTACGTTACCAAAGGCAGCAGCGACGAGTTCATGTACTCGCTCCTGGCCGCCAAGCACAAGGTAAATCAGCAGTTTCTATCCGGCCGCATCGACACCGACCGCATCGCCGACGTAGACATCGGCGTGGCCTCGTTTCAGTTGGCAATGGCGGAAGCGAGCGAGAACAAAACGGTGCTGGAGTGGACCAAGGCCGATCAACAACTGCGAAGTCTGCAAGGGCAACTGCGATACCACCGCGACGGGCAGATGGAGCTTCGCAAAAAAGAGTTGCGGGTTAAAGCCACCATCGAAAAGACGGCGGAAGACCTCAAAGCAGCGAAGCGGGTCGCCGACTGGGTGAGCAAACTACCACCTGCCAAACCGTTCGTCATGAACGTGCGCGGTAAAGAGTACGACAAGATGGGGGAAGCCGGAGCGGCCCTCTTCGAGGCCTTGAAGGGTGCGACGGTTTCTACGTGGACAACGCTGGGTTCGACTCGCGGCGTGGCGATTCAAGGGGTGAGCGACGTTCTCGGTCAGAAAAAAATAGACATCATTCCAAGTCCCGAAGTGAAACCGGAGTGGAACCGGATCACCTATCACGCCGCGGTCGTCGGCGGGCTGGGGATCGTCCCCAGCGAGGGCCAACTACGAGGCTGGGTCATCGCCCTCATGGACTTATTTACGGACGTCGACCCCGCGGCCTATGCGGCCCGCCTTGCAACAGTCAAGGAGGAATTGGCGGAAATCGAACGCAACATGGGCAAGCCGTTCGCCAAGCAGAAGGAACTCGACGAGCTGGCCATCCGCGTACGGAAGTTGACCGACCAGATCGCCACCCTAGCGGACGAAGCCAACAAGGCGGCCGCGGGCGGCGTCGCCGCTGAAATGGGCGATCAAGGGGACACAGAAGAAGGTGAGGATACCGACGAAGACAAACCAGACGGCGGCGGCGGTGGCGGGGGTATGTCGCCGGGCTTTGGACCCCGGCAAGAATCCTTGTTGCCGCCCAACCTGACTCCCGAAGAGCGCAGGTGGATACGCCAGAATTGGGGCGGGAACACCCCGCTATTCGGCATGGGCGGCATGGGCGCCGGGGCTCCGGCGTTAACCGGGCTCCGCGGCTGGTACGTGCGATCCTGGGAAAAGTGGATCAGCAAGCCCTGGTACAACCGGAAAACCGCCAAGGGACAAGCCATATCCAACTCCATCCAGGGCATGTTGTGGGACTTGGGCCACAACATGACCCAAGCGATGCGCAACGAGTTTGAGAAAGCCAAGGGGGTCGGTCGTCTGGCGGCCGAGCTCCGGATCAACTTCGACGATAGGATCAACGAACACGTCGCCAAAGTGCGGGCCGCGGGGATCGGCAAAGCGTGGCCCGACGACGCCTGGAACGTCATACGCCTAACGGCTCGTGCCGTGCTGACCGGCGGTAACCGACGGCCGGAGAACCTCCCACCAGACATGCGCGCGGTGTGGGCTAAAGAGTTCGCTCCTTGGGTCAAGAAACTGTCCAGTCGCGGGCTGTCCCAAGAAGACTATGAAGCCTCGGTCGAAGCCCGTTTGCAGGCCGTGAATGAGCGG